GACACACTACCCAATAGACATTTAAACGAAGAGGGTAAGATATATAAACAAGAACTGTATCAAGACTTTGTGCACGAGTACCCAGACTATTCTCCAAGGGCACGATACTCTGTATCTCGGACAAGGTTTTACAAGTGGCTAGTGGCATATTGTTTGTTTAAACACAACGTTGCTCCCGAGGAAGGTAGAGATAGTGCAGGAAGGTGGATGATTATAAAAAGACCCGTTGTTCAGGAAGAGATGCCCTTTTGAAATTAAATGTAAACATAGCTATGGAAAACTCCTATAAGTTAATTATAGACAAGCTTTCATTGGATGATTTCAATGATATAAAGGGTTGTTATTTCATTCATAACCCATATAGGGAAGTGCAAGAGTCTACTCTTAATGAAATGCTACTATTTTACAAAGAAAAAAGAAAGTGGAACAAGTGCTTGAAAATTTATACACTTAAATCTAAATTAAAATTTAATCATGAACTACAGAGACTATCAAAAAAGTATTATAAATAAATCTTTAGATGTTTTAAAACAACATGGGTTTGTTTATCTCGCTATGGAGGTGAGGACTGGCAAAACGCTTACTGCTTTAGGTATTGCCAGTATGTTCTCAGAGACAAAAAATGTTTTGTTTGTTACAAAAAAGAAAGCGATTTCATCTATTGACAGAGACTACGCTTTATTAAAACCATCTTACTACCTGCACACCATAAACTATGAGAGTCTGCATAAGATACCCTCAGAACTTAAATGGGACTTTATAGTGCTCGATGAGGCTCATTCGTTAGGGGCTTTCCCTAAGCCCAGTAAGAGGGCTAAGGAGGCAAGGATGCTTATAATTAAAAACAAAGCAAAGGTTATTCTTTTGTCTGGGACACCAACGCCTGAGTCATACAGTCAAATGTATCATCAAGTTTATGGCATACCTAACAATCCTTTTAAGGAGTATAAGTCTTTCTATAGGTTTTGTGATAAGTATGTAGATGTTAAAGAACGAATTATAAATTCGCTTCGCATTAGGGACTACTCCAGAGGAAGCAAAGCCATTTTAGAGCAGATGAAACCATACACTATTAGCTACTCTCAAAAGGAAGCGGGGTTTAAAGTGGATACAGTTGAGAAGGTTTTGTATGTAAAGATGTTGAAGCAAACATATAGAATAGCAACAGACCTTAAAAGCAATCTTGTAGTAGAGGGAAAAGATGAAGTCATCCTTGCAGATACTCCAGTAAAGCTTATGAGTAAGCTACACCAAATATATTCTGGCACAGTAAAATTTGAAGGTGGTGGGTCTGCGGTAATTGATTCTTCAAAAGCGGAGTTTATACGCCGCCAATTTAAAAATATGAAGGTGGGTATCTTTTATAAGTTTAAAGAGGAACTGAAGGCTTTAAAATCGATTTACGGGGATGACCTAACTACTGAGTTAAGTGTCTTTGACGACACAAATAAAAGTATTGCTCTTCAGATAGTAAGTGGAAGAGAAGGAATAAGTTTAAAAAAAGCGGAGTGCTTGATATATTATAACATAGACTTTAGTGCTACAAGTTACTGGCAAAGCAGAGATAGAATGACAACAAAAGATTCTGTTCAAAACGATGTGTACTGGATATTCTCTAAAGGAGGAATAGAAGATAAGATTTATCAAGCGGTCACCAAAAAGAAAGACTATACCCTATCTCATTTTAAAAAAGACTTATTAAGCCTATAGATGGGACTGATAAAAAATAGTAATAAAGCCAAGCAAGGGGTAGACTTTACTGGAGTCAAGTGGGGGAAGATTCACCCATCTGATGTTGATTTTGTCTTAGAGTTTAACAATAAAGTATTAATTTTAGGGGAGGTAAAATATAAGGGTAGCGAACTTACAATTGGCCAGAGGCTTATGTTGGAGAGAATAGCTGACAGTTGGCACACGGGTTTTAGTTTTGTTATCTTTGTACACCATACTCATGACGATGATACCACAGACATCCCGCTTGAAAAATGCGAGGTTTATAAGATATACCACAATAAGGAGTGGCATTCGTTAGGAGGGATGTTGATAGATAAAATTAATCAAATTAGAAAAGTATTTAATCTTGATGACAGAACAACAAATACAATCTAAAAGAATAAAAGAATTAGAGTCTGAAGGCTACTATGTAATCAAATTAATTAAAACAAACAAGAATGGTATTCCAGATTTAATAGCGATACCACCCAACTCGAATGTAATATTTAGTGAGATTAAAACAAAAAAAGGAAAAACATCTGCTCTTCAAGAGTACAGATTAAAAGAATTAAAAAACTATGGATTTATTACAGAAGTATTCAGCGGCTGAGTTATTTTATGAACTTGATGAAACATTTATAATACAGATAGAGGAATCATTAACTGTTAAACAGTCGGGGGACTTAATTGTAGACATAGAACTGTTAGTGCCTAAACTAAAAAAAGTAAATCACAAGTCACAATTGTTGGCGGGTGTTCTACAGACTGGAGGCGAACCAATATACTATGCTATTCGATTTATTAACGAAGAAAGACATAGCCCATATTTTTTTCAATTCATAATTATAGATACAGACCAATACTTAGATTTTTACAACCAAAAAAAAGCAATAAAAAATGGATATAGAGACGATAAAAGAAACTCTTAAGAAGCACGACAACTATGATATTGATGACCCCGCTAAGAACTTATCTCAAAAGAGGGAGAATGTAGAAAGCAGGTTTATGTATTTTAAAATGTGCCAGGATTTAAAAAAAATGGGGCTCACTGCTATAGGAAACAGTCTATCACCTAAAAAAAACCACGCTACCGTTCTTCATGGTATAAGAACCATGAATGACTTGATAAAAATTGATAAGAGTTATAGGGCACGATATAAAGGACTAAAGGCTAGAGCAAAATATTATGAAGAAGTTAGGGAAAGAAATAAGGCTCTTTCTTTCGATGAATGTCTTGTAAGAATAGCAGACTTGGAGACTAAGTTAAAAGAAATAGAAAAAGAAAATATTTATTTTATTGATGAAATATCTGACCTTAGAGACCACAATGAAATCGTAAAGGAACACTTGTTGTATCACAAAAGAAAGCTACATGCAAAAGGGTTTGACACTAACCACATGAAAGTATTTAATCTACTAAAGTACAGATAGTTAAAAAAAATTCATAACTTAGTATAAAATATCTTATATGAATTATGAAATAAAAGATATAGATAAGATAGTTGAGTACAAGACTTGGACTACTAAAAAAAAGGTTGACACGCTGTTAGAGATTGATGCCAACATGTACTGTGAGTTAGGACTTGGAACTCCTCTGTCTGAAAAAAGAAATGTAAAAAGAAACTCTAGAAAAATCTATTACGCCATCAAAAAAGTAGATTCTGAACTAGGCTCTAAGCTTATTCAGTCTATGGATTAAAAGGCGATGAAAAAAATAGAAACCAAGAGAGTTCAGAATGTCAACTTTATTATGGATGACATTCACAATTCTTCCAACAACATCTATGAACACCTCATAGATGAGGACTACCCCTCCCTAAAAACTGAATTAGTTACTCTAATAAAAAAGCTGAAAGGCTTAATAGATTCCCTTCAGGATGAGTTATAACACTATAAGGCCAAGACTACACGGAAACAAGCGGGTAGCCTTTGAACATCTTACGTCTGTAGAAAAAAGAATACTGGTAGTTGGAGACCTCCACGAACCTTTCACGCACCCAGACTATTTAGATTTTTGTAAAGAAGTATACGCTAAGTACCTGCTAAACAAGGTGGTATTCATAGGAGACATCATAGACTCCCACGGGTGGAGCTACCACGAGTCAGACCCCGATGGCCTTTCTCCTGGTGATGAGCTTAGCTTGGCAGTTAAGAAGGTGTCTAAGTGGTATAAAGCCTTTCCAAAGGCTGATGTGTGCATTGGAAACCACGACAGACTTGCTTCTAGAAAAATATTTTCAGCTGGAGTTCCGCGTAAATGGCTTCGTTCATACAACGAAATACTACACACCCCTAAGTGGAAGTGGGTAGAGAACGTTACTTATGATGATGTTCTATACGAACACGGTGAAGGAGGACAGGCGCAGGCCAAGGCAAAGAACAACATGATGTCAAGTGTTTGTGGACACACGCATACCGAAGCTTACGTCAAGTGGTTTGTAGGTAAACGATTCAGATGCTTTGCAATGCAAACGGGTTGCGGGATAGACATCAAGTCCTATGCTGCGGCATATGCTAAAAACTTTAAGCGTCAGGCTCTCGGCTGCGGTGTAGTTTTAGGAGGCCACACGGCTTTTAATTGTATGATGGATTTATAAAAAAAGCCAACAGAATCGGCTTGGAGCTTTCAACTATTGGCGGTATTAGAGAACCATAAATATATAAAAATGTTTGAAGTAGACCAACAACTGTCTAAAAAAAAATGGGCAATAGACCTATACCTTAATATAAGAGGAGGGGACAAGTACCAGAAGCTTGGGCACAACGATGTGGACTTTAGAATAAAAGATGAAAACAATAATGTTATATCTTACGCTCAAGTAAAAGTGATAGACGCTCCACTAGCCAAGGCTTACCCGCTAACTGTGGATGCAAGAAAGATAATTAAACTCAGAGACAAAAGGATAAAAGGTGTAATCATCTGGGCGTGTATAGATGGTATTATATATTCAACCATAGAGGAGCTCCAAGGAGAAACGATGTGGGACAAGTCAAGCGGTGAGTTAATCTTGTCTTTTAACAACAAAAAAAAATTTAAATATGTTAGAGCCTAAACAAGAGTTTGGATTAGTCATTTTGCTCAACACCATAATTATTTATATGATAATTAAGCTATTGTTTTAGCTTCTTAAACTCCTGCTGAAGCTTATAGTAGTCAGAGTCTTTACCATACATCTGCTCATACAGCTCTGGTAACAATAATTTCATCTGAGTTTTACTCATTGGTTTGTCAGGCTTAGGCCTATAAGAAGAACTAATTCCAAACAAGTCTAACAAGTCATCTTCTTCCAGCTCTCCTTTTTCTATTAAATTATACAAACCTATTGCTGGGTCTATTTTTGTTCCTAATAATATTTCAACGACTGGTTTGCCGCCTTTTATGCCTTCTCCTTTTTCAAATTCACGAATAGTTTCTTTTACTATTGACATAAATGGGTTGACTATACTCGTTTCTCTACCTCTTTCTCCTCTACTCCTTGCTAAAGCTAGTTCAAGCGCTGCCCCAGCAAGAGGAACTTGATATAATAGATTTAATCCCACAAGCGCATCTCGAGACCTTTTGGCCACCTCTTCTTTATCTTCCTCATCACCCATCATATACTTAGCCATGTTAGCTACAAATACAAATAAAAAGTTTGCCACACCTACATTTATGGCTACCGCCCTTGCTTCTTTGCTAATAAAGGCTTTATTAAAATCTCCTTCAGCTATTCTTTTCATGATAGCGCTTAGGCCAGTTGCAACTTTGTTTAACTGCAAGAATCCTGTGCTTCCAAACATAGTGACCGCTCTGGTAAACACATCTCTGTTTCGCTGTAGTTTAATTTTATCTGTGCCTCTTCTACTTTGCTGAGTAGCGTTGTAGTTATTAAAAGCCACTAATGCTTCTTCTGGGCTCATTCCATTTTTAATGTTACGCCTATAGTTGGCCATGTACCCCATAACTCCTAATACATCTCCCAATACAGTTGGTGCGCCCTTGGCTTTTCTAAATTGTTTTCTATACTCACTTGCTTTTTTTACTGATAGTAGTTTTAGGGGGCCTCCAGTTTCTAATCCATGCAAGTCGCCCTCTAAGCCTTTTTCAATTCTGTCTGTAAATGAAGCAGAAATGTCTTTAGCTTTTTTAATTTCTGTCCTTATGTTAGCCAACGTATATAAAGAGTCGAGCATAAACATTATATGGTCTAGTCCAGGTGTTTTTCGGTCAGGAAAATATTGATACTCTTCTAAAGCGTTAACAAAAGATGTGGCCTGCTTGGGTATTTGAATAGCTTTAAAACTTAAAGCGTAGCCCGTAAACGCATTGAACACCTTGTTTAAAAATCCACCTGTCATTTGGTCTAATCCATAAGTTGGATTTATAACAGAATTTAATGTTTCAAAGACAACCTTATCTAAACCTGTTTCTTTAAATAGAACATCTACAGCATCGTTTGTAACAATAGCATTTAAATCTTTTACTCCTTGAGCAAAAGCTTTATACTTTTCCATGTTGTCAATGTGCTCGTTCATCACATCAGTAAAGCCATACCTCAAGCTCAAGTCAATATCTTTTGATGTGTCTGTCCTGTCTCTAAACGCGGGAGAAGTTTCAGCATCAAATATTTTAACAAACTGTCCGTTATCTAACCAGGACTGGTTTATGGATTTACCTTCGCTCCTGGTAGGAAAATAATTATCGACATACCCTAAATTTATATTGTTTACTGAAGAGAAAACATCATTAACACTTTCATAGTATGCCCCACTAAAATACTCTACGACCTTATCTGCAAACTCTATAAGGTCATCATCAAGTATATTTTTAATTTCATCAATAACCTTGCTGTCAAAACCTTTTTTTCTTAAACGCTCTGCCTGAACATCGTTTAAACTCAAAGCATATATCCTTAGCAGGTTGTCGTCAGAATAGAATTGTTTTTTTCCTTTAACAGTTATTTCTATTGAGGCGTTTTTAAACTTTGACAGTATCTCTGTAAAGCCATTTGTTATGCCATCAATACTGTTGGCTATATCGTTTATTATACCTCTTTGAATTTGTTGACCCCTCAAAGAGTTTTCATCCATGATGTTAACCTTGTCATAGAGTTGTTCTTTGAAAAATCCTTTATCCTTATATCGGTCTAGTATTTCTGTAACAGAACCTAAATGCGCAAAGTAATTCCTTATAAATTTTAATGGACTATTAAGAAGGCTTGCTCCATATGTTTTGGCATACAGTTGTACTCCTTTAAATATATTGGCTTTTCTAAACTCTTGAAAAATTTGCTCGCGCTGTTGTTCTACCTCAGACTGACTTTTTATTGTACCGTCTTCGTTAAATAAGAAAGGATAGTCCTCTTTCATTTGCAGCATGGCTTTGTCAGTAAGCTGCTTTTGACGCTGCTTTTGTAAGGCTTTTTCAGCATTAAGACGCTGAACAGAGTCTTTTGCCCCCGCTCTTAAATCATCAAACAAGGCTTGAGTTTCTTCAACACCGAGCTGGTCTATTTGACCAAAGAGCTCATAGGCTAGAGCTCTATCTAACAACGAGCTTTCTTTTCTTAATAATTTTTCGCCCCGCGCCTCCTTCTCTTCAGCTGTTGCTATCTCTTGCTGTGCTTCTTGAATAAGCGTGGCTTCTGCCTCTAGCTGCTCGGGACTTGCTTTTAAAATATTTTTTACAGCAGTAAAAAAGTCTTTGCCCTGAGCGTCTAAACCACCTGCTCTAGACCTGTTTGACCTGGTCTTTCTTCCTTTTGCTTTGGTAATAACAAAACTCAACAAGTCTTTTACTAATAATTTCTTTTGTTTCGTTCTCAACCTTTCTACTGTACGAAGAACTTTTTCAGATGCCGCAGCTAAGTCTGCCTTTGACTTAATATTTGTAATAGTTGCAAGCGCACTTTTAACATCTGTAGCAGAATATATCGTGGTAGGCAACACACTTCTTACAAAGTTTTTTAATTCAATCTGTGCGGCCCTTAAATCTTTGACTCCTCTCTTGTATCCAGCTATTGAGGCTTTTATTTTACCTATGGTTTTTTGAACCAACTGATTGGCTCTTGTGCCTACAGACCTATCTAATGCTAAGACCATCTCATCTCTGGTAATTTGAGGTGAGTTTTTATATATGTCCGTCTCTTGCAATAGCTCTAAAGCCTTTGCTCTTATCTCTGCTTTAGTTCTTTCTGCCTGCTCGGTAAATGTTTTAAGTTTGGATTGGAGGTCTCTAAACAGCCTTAAACCCTCCTGAGCGCCCTGCTCTATGTTTTGAAAAGCAGAAGGCAACACCTCATCTTTAAGAAGCGCCAGCTCCATAGCTGGGTTTATCTCTGCTGCTGTGAATCCTCTGCCTCTAAGAACTGAACGTATAGCTGGGTCACTAAAGCCCTGGTCTCTACCAGCTCTTATGATTCCCTCTATACTTAGGTCTTGTCCTTCTATTGTGGATATTCTTCTTCTTGTAGTTGTTTTAAAAGGATTAAACTTTCTGCCGTTACGAGTTAAAAACAATCCCCCGCCTCTTCCAAACTGGTCAGTCCTTGCTCTTTGAGCTCCTAAACCAAATGGCTCTACCGCCCTGCGTAGCTGTGAAAGGTTAGCTGTCTTTGGAATAAAGCCTTGGTTATCCATGTTGTACTGCTGAGCCACCTGTTCTACTGTTGCTTTTCTTTGTCTGGGGGCTGCTGCTATTTCTCTTATACCTGAACCATAAGGCGCTACAGCTTGAGATTTTTCAGAAGCTCCAAGTTCTTTCTGATATTTATCTACCATTTCTTGTGGCATAATATCAAAAGCATTTACTTTTTGGTCTGGAACTCCTATTACTTCACCTAAAACTTCGTTTGCGTATGTGGAGTGTTGAGACCCCTCTCGAGCTGACGTTGGTTTTATAACCACCATAACGTCATTAAGACCAAAGTTATTGTCTTTATAAAAGCTATCTCTAAGTTCGTTTACATCTACAAAGCCATTTAAAGACTTAACCAACTTATGGAACTCAGTGTTTGGCGTACCTTCTTGCTGTCTTAATGCTATTAAAAACTTTTTTCTGTCAGGACTGTTACGCATTTCTTCCCAGCTATTAAACTTATTTAGCGCATCTTTAATTCCTTTAGTTGGGTTTGTTGCTAAAGCATCAGCTTTGAATGTAACATAGTCTCCAAGTCTTTGAGTAAATACGTCATATACTTTTTTATTAAAAAGTAAACTGACTTGTGGCGAACCGCTTATTATAAATAAATAATCAGCTGCATCTATGTTTTTTTGTATTGACTTTACTGACTTAGAGCTTGCCCATACAGCATCACCTTCAAATGCAAAACTTGGGCCTGCATCTAACTGCACTCCTTCAAACTCTCCTAGACCTAATTGGTCAGCAACCCAAAACCAAACCTTCTCTCCTTTAGAATTTATATCCTTAATTAAGGAAAGGATGTCTACGCTTTTATCTGGGGTTACCAAAGACAGGCCATAGGAATCGTTAAATTTAACTTTCCTTTGCCTGGGCTTAGGAACTCTTATTTCTGTAGGATTGCCTACGGGATTTGTTCCGTCTTCTAATATCTCTACGTCTACTTCTGTTATTTCTTCACCCGTCTTTACTTTCTTGGCTAAAGTCTGAAGTAATTTTACTACATCATTTTCAGAATTAAAGCTGCTCTCAATGGTGCTATCATATACACCAAATTGCCTAAGTATTGTTCTCAAGAATGTTTTGATAAAGTTTTGTGCAGGCTGTTCTAAGTTTGTATAATCTCTTGCCAATATACCCATGAGCTCAGCAAGGCGCTCTTCATTTTGAACTTCAGGAGCTCCTTCATACTTAGCAACAAAAGTTTCTATCTCCTGCTGTACTTTTTGAGGCACATTACCATTTAGTTTTTTAACCAATAAGTCTGCTTGTCGAGTGGCTTTCTTGTCCGTCTTAACTTTGTTCAGAAACACCGCATGGAATACTTCGTGTGGTACAGTTATTTCTGTGGCCTTGGATAAGTCTACATGGATTACGTTTTCAGTTGGATTAAACTCTGCTTCAGCTTGAGCGTCACTAACAAAGTTTTGAAAGTCTGTAGCGGAATCGTGTAGCACTATCCTGGTATTAGGCAAAAGCTTAGAAATAGCTTTAGCCGCTGTAGTTGCTATACCAAGGACAGATTGTTCTCTGTTAAGCTGCTCAGTAGTCTTGTCTGTCACCGCTTCTTTTCTGTTAACCACTAAGTTGTCTGATACTTTTTCTGTGGTCTCCTCTATAGTTTCACCAAAGAACCTATCAATTGTTCCAGGGACTTCTTCTGTAACTTGTTCTTCTGTGACTTGTTCTTGTGTGACTTGTTCCGCTATTGGGCTTTTTATTAATTTAGATAATTCTGCTTTAGCATCATCAACCTCTCTTCTCGCTTTATCTAAAACTATAGCACTTGGACTACCTGGCCCATCTGGGTTTATTTGTGCTTCTAAATCTCTAAGAGCTTTTTGTTTTTCTCTTAAATTTTTTAAAGCTTGTTCTTTGGTAACCTGTTCTTCTGTAACCTGTTCTGTCTCTGGTATACCTAACGAATACTGAAGGTCTTTGACTTCTTCTACGTCAACTTCTTCCTCAATCTCTGTGTCCTCAACACTGACTTCTTCTTCTTGGGGTGTAGTCTCTCGGGCAGCTTGGTCGGTGACGATGTCTCCTGCTCCCACATCTTCGCCATCTCTGGCTTGTTCCTGTACATCCACCTCCTCTGGGCTTGGCTCCTGAACGGCATATTTTTCTGTTATTTCTTTTATACGTTTATTAATTTCTTTTAGCTGCTCTTTTGCTGCGGGACTTGGATTGTTTTCCTTGGCTAGCTTTTCATTTGTCAGTCCCACCATTTCAGTCAAGTCTTGCTCTGATATGTTTGGAATTGCTTTTTTGGTATTTATGGACTCTTGAGCGTCTCTCTTGGCCAGCTCTAATTTTGTTTTAAGCTTGTCATTGTTTTTTATTTCTATCTCCGTATCTACCAGCTCCTGTGGAGTAGCAGTATCAATAACCTTATTTACCTCAACCTCGTTTACCCTTGTATCTCCTATGGTGTATTTGGGTATCTTATATAAGGCTGTGCCAACGGTAAGTGGCGCTGTTGCAGTACCCGCAGTAGCTTCAAATAAAATTTCAGCAGTATCCATCTCTTGGTCAGCAAAATATCTAGCAGTAGCCTCTCCAACACCTCCACCAACAGCCTCTATTGTTCCTCCTACTGTAGCTCCAGCTAATTTAGGCAGCACCCTTGCAGTTTGTGCCACGGTACTGGTAACTCCTTTAGCTACACCTGCTGTAATTGCATCAATGGCTGCTATGGCTACACCTCTTGTTGCTGCTCTTTTTCTTATTCTACTTAAAGCCGCAGGGTTTTCTAAAACCGCCCTGATGTTTTCTTCTGTAAACTCTGCGCCTTTCATTTCTTCTTTTAGAAACTCTGTAAATGCTAGCGCTGTCTCTAATGACCCAGATAAGCCTGCCACAAAACCAGGTAACGCTCCAAGACCTCCAGTAGCGGCCCCTGCTGCTGCTCCTAATGCCACACCAGCGCCTACAGACGCAGGCTGAATCATAGAGGCTACAGAGGATGTAAAAATTTGAGGAAGTACACTTGGATTTTCATATATACCCGCCATGAATCCCATCAGTCCACCGCCCTTACTTTGGTATATCTCTTGGAAAGAACGCATCTCGTCAGAGGCAGGCATACTTTCCATGCCCTGAACAGCTTTTATATAGTCTTCAATGTCTTGAGAGTCAGCTTCTTTTCCTTGAGAGAATATTTTTAGAGCATCGTCAACTGTAGCCCCCTGGGCAACTCCCTGTACGCCTGAACGATAGAGGTCTCCAAAGAAATCAGTAACCTCATTTTTACCAAAAGTTTCCTCAAGTAAGGTGTCCTTCTCGCCACTTGGCAACACCGATAAACCACTGACCGATTCTGAAACCATATCGGTCTCTTCTTTTTTTTTTAAGCCAGTGTTGGTCGCCCAAGAATCAAAGTCGTTTTGAGTTAGACCTTGCTCGAATAAATAATTATGAATATTTTGTTGTACTTCAGGGCTAGATTGTATGTTTACTGACCAATCCTCAAAAGAAGACTGAGTAAGACCATCTGATGTCAATTGATTCCAAATATTATTTAATATTTCTTCGTTCATTATCCGAAAGGATTATCTGTTGTGACTCTTTGATTTGAAGTTTCCTCTGGTGGAGCTGAGGCCCTTGTCGAACCAAAAGGCTGTTGGCTCTGTCTCTTTTCGGTTGCTTCTTTTACTATGTCTCCGAAAGATTGAGTAGAATCAAAATATATTTTTATAGGCTCATCTAAATATTGAGAGGTAATTGTAACAAAATCTCTGTCCACCATTCTTTCGACAGGAACGTTTCCTCTTCCTCGAGTTGTGTATTTTTTCTCTTCTGAATCTTCAACTACTAAAACATCATCAAAACCTTGTTTCTCAAATACAGTTTTTAATACCTTAGGGAATTGATTTTTGTCATATACCTGGTTTTCAACATTAGAAATTAAATCATCCATCATAATAGATGTTGGCTGTAATCCAGAAGAAGTTGGGTCTGTTAGAACGTTTAACCTATCATCAACGTCTAATATTTTTACTGCTTGAGTTGGTTTGTAAGTGGATTCTAAAGAAGATATTTTTTTACCCTCAAAAGAGTCAAGAGCATTCATTATTTCTTCAACATCAACTTCTGCTCCTAATAATCTTTTTAGTGTTCTTTCTACAGAAGTTTTTACATCATCTTTTGTAAAGTCAACAGGAACATTTTCAAAATCCTTAATGTCACTCCTATATATTTGAAAAATAAAACCATCTTGTGTTTTTTTAAGAGCAGTAATTCTTCCTTTGGGAAAGTCAAAATCGCTTTGAAGCACTCCTAAATCCGCGTCAAGGTCGCTTTGGTTTTCTGCTGTGATTATTCGTACAATAGTATTGCCTAAATCGGTGTTTACTTTTAGAGATTTAGCAGCTTTTGTGGCAGAAGCTGATGGAGTTTTTGGTAAAGCGGCTTCCTCACTCCTAGGTATCATTGATTCTAGCAATCTATCAAATCTTAATTTGGCTTCTGTTTTTTGTTTTTCGTCATACTCAAACGTACCATCGGGGTTCTCTAAAATTAATTTGTCGTTTTTATCAGCTTCATCTTTATTGGTGGTGGTGTCATAGTCTCCTGAGTCAACCAGGAAAGATGCCATATTGCTGCCCATAAGAGCAACATCAATAGCCTCCTCTCTAGCAGATTTAAGTTGCGCTTTAGCTGCCTCCCCTGCGCTGTCTAAAGCCAGGTATGCACCTTTTGTTGTTTTGCCTAAACCATCTCTTATTAATCGTTGACCAAGGGAGTCTACTATTCCTTTAGCAGTAGTTTGTGCATTAAAGTATTTAACGTCAGCGGTAGATAAAAAATCAACTACTGAAGAGTTTACAATATCGTTAGGGTCAGAGCTTGGGGCTCCGTTTGCATCTCTCTTTACAATGTTTGGTTCGCCTGTAGTTGGATTAACAACAAAAGCATGAGTTCGCATATCAAAAAGCTTTTCAACCTGAGCTTTTCTGTTAAGTGTAATCCTACTTAGAGTCTTGTCTTCTACGCCTTTTACAATCCTATCATAGTCTGCGTTGTAGGTTTTAAAGCTATTAATAAGAGACGCTGTGCCTGTAGTTCTATTATTGTTATTTCTTAAAAAATCTTTTGTAGATAGGATACCATTCTCCCACAGCCTTTTATCCATTAAAGATGTTTCCGTAAGCTGTTCCCTTGCGTCCATTACAAACTCATTAACCTGGGCATCCTTACCCATCTCCACATTACGAAGGACATCTACTTCCTCTCGTGTCTTGGTGTCGACATTTTTTCGCGCTTTTTCTCTCCTTTCTTCAAGAGCATTCAGTCCATCTATCACAGAAGTAGTTACAACCGACCAGTCTACTCCTGGAGTTGCAAGACTTGGGTCAAATCCTATTTTTGTAGCCATATTTATTTATCTAAAGAACCTACCTCCGCCTTTTTTTCTTCCCCGCTTAAACAAAGCTCTAGCATCTGTTCTGTCCATTCCCGTAAAATAATCTAAAAGATTCCCTTCAAATTCAGGCTCCCCAAATTGGTCTATATACTGCTGGAGGCTTTCACCTTCTAATCCAAGTTTACTCTGGTCGGAAGGGATTTCTAAAAATTCAGCTAAGGTAGTTCCGTCAGCAACCTCTCCTCTTTTTATTGCTCTTTCAAGTTGTTCAGTGGCTCTCTCTACATTCTTTGCTGCGTCACTTTTAGGGTTGTCGGGCTGCATGGCTAGAACCTGCCCTCCTATAGAGGTCAAGCCTTTTATTCCTTGCTCTAACGAAGCTGTTCTTTGAGCTTCCGCTACTTGCGCTGCTTGAGTTTGCGCCTTCGTTTCTGCTAAAGCTAAACTAGCCAATTGGCTTGCACCTCGAGACTCTTCTTCAGCTGCCAACAAAGCTAAATCTTGCAATTCTTTTCCCATGTCTCCAGCTATCTGGCGTTGTCCAGCTATCTGGCTCTGAGCAACTCTTCCAGTTATAGCAGCTAATAGCCTAGGGTCAGCCTCTGCACCCGCTCCAACAAGCTGAGCGCCCGTGGATGTTAACGCCTCTCTAGCTCTTTCATAGACTTCTTTTTGAATAGGTAGCCCTTTATAGAATCTTTTTTCAAGCTGTTTTTTAGCTTCTTGACTGGCCTCTTCTGCATCTCTTTCCGCCTTATCTCTTTGCTTAGCTGCTGTCGCTGACTGAATGAAACTTCCTGTTGTGCTGGCTATTGTTAGCCCTAAGCCAATTGCTGTCGCTGCTCCCATACTATAATTTTTTTATCATTTCTTTTGTATACTGGTCTCCTGCTATATACCCCTCCTGCTCGTACACCCCTATTAGACCTTTGTGTTTTAGCAGTGCGTAAGCAAAAACATTACCTGCATTTTTAGCTATCTGTGTGAGTGTATGAATCAATAAAGATATGGCCTGTTGCCTGTTAGGTTTTTTCTTATAATCTTTATTAGATATAATCCAGTCTATCCAGGCTACTTTTGAATTTGTCATATATATAAATCCTGCGCATACAGGGGTTTTATCATCATATATTATTAAACCACCCTTGCCGTTGTCTGGAAGAAAATCTTTCAATGGAGGAACCCATTCCCAATCTTTCCACCAACCAACTAAAACCTCATCGTAATGAGACTCATCAAGTGGGATTATATTAAAATTCATTTAATTACAAAGATAGTAATTTTAGGGATAGCTTTTCATTACTTCCGACTCAACAGCCAGTAGTTCAGTAGCCGTGGTGTCTGTATTGGTAAGAGTAAACAAACAATAATGCCCCAACATCCCGTGAGATTCCGCTTGCTGGTTTTTAATATATGCAATATAAGCGTCTTGAGCAGAAATTGTTACCGCATTTTGAATGTTGTTTTGAATCACAAGAGTGTTTAATGCTTGGCTTAAATCAACATTTATAGCTGTTAGTTGACCCGCTAACTGAAGAGTGCTATATGGAGGCAAGGAAAAATATATCATGTCTCCAATACTTATGTCGTTTCCAATAACTACTTGAGGAGATGTGCTGAATCCAATTTGAGTGTTTGTTCCGTCTACAGCGTTAAAACTAGATTTTCCTATTCCATTTACAGACCGCATAGGATATTCTGAAGCGTCAGCTGGACTAGCTCCAGTTGCTCTAACATAAGCAAACCACGCGCCTTCTTTTTTCTCAAACCAAGTGCTATCTATACTGCCTCCGCTTTGTATATCTGTAGATAGTGATGCGCTCCAAGAGCTATCGCTTTCTAAGTTAATTGTTTTAAATATTTTATTCTCTAACGCGCTGTCGTTAAAGACTGAGGATATTTGCGAGTTGTACTGTACATTATAATAATTGTTCCTAAGTGGGTTAGTGTTATGGCTATACAGTTGACCTCTTTTAAAAGAATAAAAATAGTTGTTCATTCCAATCATCATGTCGGGATAATAAGAATAGAACGAAGGCCACCCCTGGACTCCAGCGCTATAACTTAATGTATATTGCGTTGTGGGGTCTTGTACTGGAGGGATTATTGGAGGGCCTATTGGGGGACAAACTTGGGCATTATAGACAAAATTGTTCTGCCCTCCCATATATCCATGATAATAACACTCATAACTTATTGTACCAAAATCCGCGCTTACTGCCACGGTTACATCTCCATAAAAATATTCATAAGTATTTCCGTCTAATCCAGTCTTTGTGCCAATACTGTATTGTCCCGTGTAAGATATTAAACTTGTTTTGCCGTTGTTTTGAAAAGCAATGGGATGTGTTGCGGGAATAGCATTAAAAATAAAAGTTCCTGTTGATGAACCGTACACCCCATAGTTGCCATTAAAAATATAAGAATTAACTCCAGTTATTTCTTGAAAACTAACACTGTTGGTAGAAGAAAAACAATAATCAGGTATAGTTACGGGCGTAGGTGAGGGAACGGGTGCGGGAGAGCCAGAAGTTAATAGGTCATAGGTAACTCCGCTTGTAAGGGTTAACCCATTTAAGGTTACAGTTCCTACCGATAATGGCTCGTAAGAACTACCAAAGCCATTATCATCAAAAAATGGAGATGTTTGTTTGGCATAACTTACGCTCCAAGTTCCAGAAGAGCCGTCATCTCCAGTAATAGTTCCAGAAACTGTTCCAGTTCCAGGATTGGTTTGAGATGAAGTAATCATAAAAGCGGCAGTCGTAACTCCAGTAGATGGTGTATAGTAAAATCTTGCCAAGGAAAGATTTGATGCTGTACCGCTTCCGTTTAAAGCAAAGCCAATAGTAGTGGCTGCGCCTCCGCTACCTTCAATAGAATTATAGCATCCAAAACCTGGGAGATTAGTTGTCAAGGTAGTTGGTGTAAACCCTGCTCCCATACTTGCAGAACTTGGGCAGTCTGTTAAAGCCCCTTTGTTATATCCTACAGCTGGAACGCCAACTATGCTTGCTGCTCCTGCCGTAAATTTCCAGCCGTTCATATAATTCTATTTATTGCAAATTTACAAATTAATATGTTATATCTTTTTTTGCTGCGTATAGCCAAGCCATTTTTTAGCTTGATTATAAAATAAATTATTAGGGAATAATGAAGCATCTAAATTGCTAATTTTATGTTTATCGAATAAAGGGTCGCAACTATAATGCGCAATGTAATGGCTATCTTTTAATTCATTTATTCCAGGGTAATAACAGTTTTGAATATCTATCATTTTTATTTTATGATTATGACAAGCAATATTTAAACCGTACATAGCACACCACCAAGAATGTTGATTCCCTTTTTCTTTTTCAGTTACACTACAAGAATAAATTATAATGTCATCTATAATTCTTTTAATAGTTTTTACCCTAGCTATAACATTAAATCCTCCATTTATGTACCCCTCTTCATCGTGAGTTAAATATTGATTTATAACCTTTCTATTTATAGATTCAGGTTTAGAAATATGCATATGCCAGTCTTCATACGTTGCGTCTACTAAAACTACATCATAGTCTAAATGGTCATATACTTTTGGGTATGGTTTTAAATGAACTAAGTCGGAGTCAATTATTTCTACAACCTGCTCGTCTTTAAATAAATCAAGCAATTGTTTGGCTGCTATAAATACGTTTATAGGTATATGCCACTGCTTGTCACTTTTAACGTAGTCATATACAGAGCCCACCATTTTATATGGTAAAGACATATCCCACTCTACATCAAACTTAGAAGCCTCATTAAAGTGATTATATCTAATTATGGGTATGTAGGCTTTACTAATAGCCTCTTCTCCATAAACTTCTTTGTGTTGGTATTGAAAAAAAGATATTTGTTTTTCAAAAAAAGGTATAGCAACAGCAACAGGAATAGTTATCATGCAAGCTGATAGTGAACATAAAAGTTCCTAAAGTATGTCCCTTGAAAAGAATCTACCCTTCCGTGAGCACACCTGGCAGATTCATATAGTATCATCTCTCCGACATTAGCATAAACTTTATTCCAATTACCGTTATGGTCTTGTATGTCTAATGCCCAGTCATCTCCAAACTCTTTGTGTTGACACCCACACCTTAAATCTTTATCCACTATTATAATTGAAGACACATGATGTGTGGCAACTCTATCGGTATGTGTAGCTAAAGTTGAGCCTCTTTTGTATGACCTAATGCCATATATAAAAGAAGGAGATATTTGTTGTCTAGCAAAGTCTTCGTGTATAGGTTGAAGTTGAGTGTGTATTAAAGACCTTATATATGGAAGGTGGTCGAAAGAAAAAAGTTCTGTGTCGCCTGTAGGAATAAATTGTTCTTTTCCTTGAAATTCTTCTGGTTGAGATTTTTCTTTTAGTAAAGTGTAAGCGTCTTGAATCAATGCCCAAGTTGCAGGGGGGCATTTTACTACTTTATACCCGTTTGGAGTTAGTTTTGGTAAATCATTAATGTCGTTGTATTCTTTTGGCTTGTTAAAAAACATGTTTTGGTCTTTAACATTGTCCCAAGAGTTTTCTCTCCACCAAGAAGTAATGATGTATTTCTTTCCTTTTATTATAGGCATTCCTTCATGCATGGAATCATTTTGCATCTCTCCATTCACCATGTTTTTCCAACTCAAAGCCATGCCCTCCTTTGGATGTACTATTTTGTTTTGATTGACAAAATTTGTACCGCCTCCCTCAAAGTCATCATTGAGATATATCATTAAAGTGTCTGTTCTGTTACCAGAATGCAAGCAATGTTTCTTAATTGCTGGGCCTGAAAAAAAATCTTGATGTGGTTTAAAATACTGTCCTTCTTCGTAAAGCTGTCCTTGTAAGTGTTCTCCTTTAGCAAGCTCAATACCTAAAAAATCAGCTATCTTTTTTTGAAGTTGTTGAACCTTTTCATCTCTATGATTAAGGTTGCAGGTACTAGAGGTTCGGGTATCCGAAATAGTGCTTAATTCTTTTCCTCCTTCAACTACTGAAGAGGGGGCATGATTCTTGTCAATCATGTCAATAAAATAAGCGCACTCTTCTTTTGTTAAAAAGTTTAGAGTTTCTTTCATTAGATTAAATTTTTATAAAGATAAATATATTTCAGTTAGGAAGCTAAACATTCAGCGCAATCACCGAACTCATCATAAGAACTAAAGTTTCCTGTGTAAGATGTATAATAATCTACAGTATAACAAACTCCCGCGTATTTAATTACCATTCCTGTAGAAATATTGCCATCATCTACAACTCTTAAATTAGCTCCTCCTCCAGTACACAAAAATAAATCATATGAACCAGGTGCTGAAGGAACTGGTGTTGGAGTTGTAGGCACAGGCACAGGCACAGGCACAGGCACGGGCGTAGGAGCTGTAGGAGTAGGTGTAGGCGCTGTAGGTGCTGGAGTTGGCGCAGCAGGCACGGGTGTGGGAGCAGTTGGAGTCGGAGGACTAGGAGCTGTAGGTGTGGGCGTAGGAACAGGCGTGGGGGTTGGTGCAGCAGGCACGGGGGTAGGCGTGGGGGTTGGTGCAGCACAAGATTGTCCTGCAAACAAAACTCCAGATATTTGTTCCCTAACTATAGTTTGGTCTGAATACCATCCATTAGCAGCAATGTTGGTTAAATCTTGGTCTGTATATACAGTTGTTGCATTAGCAAAACTTGCTGCATCAAAATAATATGTTCCTGTCGTTGCCATTTTTTAATATTTTATGGACATGTGTTACAATTAGCGTGAAAGCTCGAAGGTGAAATTTGTTGACCACCGCTTGCAATTGCGTTTACTGTCCAACATTGGTTATTCCAAACTAAAGCCTGTCCTATATTTAAAGACTGAGTAATTTCTACATCAGTTAAACTGCCTGTTGTACACTGTCTTAATTCATAATAATACACCCCAGGAATACATTCCGTACAATCCGTATATTCTGTATAGATACTAAAAGGCTGCCCAGATATGCTTGTTGTTTTAGTTAATACAGTATAACAATTTCCATTGTATCCTATTACCATCCCAGTGTTTAGTAGGCCATCGTCATATACTTGTAAATTTGCTGCACCTCCACTGCACAACTGTAAATCCCAAACTTCAGTTCCAGCAGGAGTTGGGGAAGTATTACACACCCCTGTTAAGTCTATATTAGAAACCGTACCCTGGTTTGTCATTCTAAATATTCCTGAAGACAATCCTGTTCCACTATTTGCATTTCTTACACCGAAGTACCTGTCATTGCCTTGGAACGGAACTTGAAGAAGTTGGTCAGAATAAAATACTGTACTATTTGCAAACACATCTGAATAGTTTGCAACTGCCGCATACACATAAGTTCCCGTCAATGGACAAGAAGCAGGGCTCGTGATTGAACCATTATTTTCTATAGGCCAAGCATAAAACGTTGGGCTTGGGGTTGGCGCTACTGGAGTAGGCGTTGGGATTGGTGTACATCCAGTGCAAGCATCGGCTAAACCTGTATTAGAATAACACAAACTAGCTGATGAAGATTCTCTGTAGTCCCAAATTAAATATAAATTCTGTCCAGAAGCAGGCATAGAAAACTCTGCATAAAACTGCTCAGGATTAGATTGAGAAATAATAGGAGTAGCATCATTTGCTTGTAATAACAATGAGTCAATCGAGGCACTGTTATTTTCAAAAAGAGTGTCTGTTCTTAAATACTTTAACTTATTTCCGTTTATATTAAAATTAAAGTTATCAAAGCTCTCTTTTCTACTTATAATAGATACTGTGGCATTTGACCCTGGAATAACCCCTCCTCCTTCTTTACCCGCAATAAGAGTGTATTGAGAAACCACAGGATTTATCGTGCTTGTAGAAAATTCTACTCTTTCAGAATGTAAGGGAGATACATAATTTCCTGCACTCCATCTATATTCGTTAGTTATGTATTTTTCTGCATCAGAGTTGCTAGTTACGGCTACATTATAAATGTTTATGACTTCAGATTGAGGACATTCAACATCAACTTGAATGGTGTCAGAAGTAAGTGAATCAGTAGTAATTGTGATGTCTACAGTGGTGGCAGAAACAGAGTTTTTGCTAAAAGTCAATACTCCGCTTTGATATACTGTTCCCGTAGAATAAGTTGCACCATCATAAACAGCGGTAATTACATACCCCGTTCCACTTAATGCACTTTCACTAACCTGTTGGTTTGAGTTTAATTCAGTTATAACAAGGTCGCTTGATTCAGAAAGAATGTCGTCAGTTCCTTCAAATGGTATTGTATACTTTATTTCTGTCTGGCCTAAAAATTCAGTAAGCTCTACGCAATAGTTAAAAGCCACACCAGGCTCTAAAGTAATAAACTTGTTGATTCCACAGTTTACACAATCAGCTAGTAAAGTGTCAGTAGAAAGAGTTGTTGCTAAAACATACTCATTCATATACGGGTCATAACCCCCTAGTTTTTCTGTATCAAAAGCTTCTATGAATAAATCTCTAAACCAACTCCTCATCCCATATTGAGATACAATCTCCAGCTGTTCGTTTTGAGCGCTTGAGCCTATAAGGTTTAACACCACTCCCCTTTTAGCGTCAGTAAAATATTTGTTCTTGCCCCATGCAGCAAAACTTTCTGGGTTTTTACTTATGCCATACTCTTCTATTCTGGTTATCTGAGTTCCCAACACCTCTGGCACAGACGTAAGCGCTCCTCCACCAGAAGCATCGCTAAGAAGGTTTTTGCCTGCTAAAACATAAGATATTTTATCTTCTTGTAAAACTAAAACATCTGACTTTCTAGAATGTAGCTTTTGAATAGAACCAAAGATTTCTTCTAAACTTTTAAAGTTTGCTAACCCTAAATTAAATTCATTTAGTTTGTTTACGTTTGTTTCGTCATTATATACACCACTATAAGTAATGTCAGCTGTTCTGTGAGCTTCTTTGTATTCTTGAGTCGAGGTAGAGGTTGTTCTTTCTCCATAGTTTAATGTCTTGCCAACTATAGAATCTAAAATCTTGTAACTTTCAACTCCATTTCCAAAAGAATATACATTGGCAAATTCTGCATCTACAATAGCAGAGACAGTGTCTGTTTGATTTTGAATGTTGCCTTGGTGATGTCCATCCTCGTCTATAGGAAAAGACAGGTGGTTTTCATACCAAATATTTGGAGCAGCGTCTTGAGGAATTGTTTCAAAAGTTACAACTGATTCTGCTCTGTAAACTTGTATTTCTGCTGTTACACTAGACCTTCTCTTGTCTCGAGAAGCAACTCCACCGCACCTTTGAGTCCCTGTAATTAAAAGATATAATCTATTTTGATTTGTTCCAGATGAAGATGTATCTCTGTAAAATCTGTAATAGTTTGTGTTAACTCCTGTTGAAATGTCTTGAGTGCCAGATTGAGAATCTAAATTAGGCGCAGATGATTGAGCTAAATAAGGCTCATCCGTGTTTACAATAGGAGCTCCATCTCCCCCCACATCTGTAATCGCATCGTTAAATACTGTAGCTACATTATCTCCATAAAACCAATCTGACATATTATTGTAATCTGCCGAAGCCACCAGGTTTACATCTATCTGGTTTATTCTTCTTTCACATGCACCATTTCCTTTTCCAGGCCCTAATCTTTCTTGTCTTATATTAATGGTAATTCTAGTTCCCGCAGGCACATCATAGTCTATGTATTCCCCTGGATTAGCAGGGTCTTCAACGTTCATAGGATACGCCAATATTGGGTAAGCCCCGCTTGCATTTCTAGCGGTATATTCTGTACCTGGAGCTACAATTGAATTGTCTGTTTTTTTTGTAGAAAAATTACTGGGGTTTAGTTTCATGTAAGTCCCCGCAACAGCTTTTACCTCATTGCCTCCATCATCCACTAAATCAGGCAGAAAATCTAAAGCTTGGGCTGTTTTTTCTAAAACAGATGTTTCTACACATCTTAATACTGGCCCTTGGCTGTCTGACTTTACAATAAGTCTATCTCCCTCTTGTATTTTGTTTGCACTTTCTCCTTCTAATAAAAACCACACAAAGTTAGTCCCTGTTTGTTTGTAGTATATATTAGAATAAATAGTGTCATAAGTGTCTTCAGAGGGCTTTATTACAAACTTATACCTTGTAGCCCAACTAGGAGCTAATTGCTGTATAGGTATTGTAGCCTGTATTTTATTTTGATTGATTGAGTTTGCACAAGGAATTTGTACTGTGTTGCTTGGGCTCACCAAAGCTGTAGATGACCGACCATACTCATCCATGTATACCATGCCGATTTCATACCCCCTGTTACTGTGTAAGCTTAAAGTGTTGCTTGTCCCTTGGTATACTGCTGAGCTAAAACTAACATTATAATACTCATAAGCCGTATTAGAACTATCAACGTATTTCATTGCTATCATAACAAGCCCTATAGTGTTACTTCCAGGAGTAGACACTATACTAATAGGCTGTCCGTCTGCTGTGATACCACTTGCCGTCTTTGTGTATGACCCCAAGGTAGATGGAAGGGCACAGTTTAATTGGTCGGTTAATGTTGTGCCATTACAAGCATTAGGAACGGTTTGTATGTTTGTAGCTGTTCCTATTTTTTCTATAAAGTCAGTGCTAGTTGCTAAAGAATATACATTAGCAAAATCAGATGGCAATGTGTATTCAAATATTAACTCTGTTTGGCTAGTGGTAGCACCAGGTGTATTTCCTGAAAAAGCCTCATGCTCAATTCTAAAGTCTAAACTTATAACCGCTCCTTTTTTTAATACTACAGTAGATAAGTCTAAAAATACAACAGGATTGTTTACAACAACAGTTCCATTAATAGTGTAAGAATATGGCCCTACAGTAGAATTTACATCTTCTACGTCTATTACCTCTGAATTTAAATTAGCAATGTATTCTAATTTAATAGGGTCATTAAACTTGTCTTTTAAGTCGTATCCGTCTTTGTAGTTTCCGTACATAAGCCTATTGCCCATAACGGTTTGAGACTGCGCTACTTTAGGAACGTTGTCATAAAGCCTTAGTATTTCAGACTCAGGTAAAAGCGTAAATATTTTACTGTCATCAAAAGTAAAAGTATAATTGTTAAAGTCAGCATACCCTAAATTACTTTTATTAAAGGTCTCTATTACTTTTATATTAGATGTAGTCGACTCCTTAAATAGTAGCTGAATATCCTGCACTAAAGGCCCCCCAGCGTTAAATGTTATTATAACAGCGTTCTTGCTGTTTTTCATCCCTTCGTTTAAAAAACTATTGAAGCTAAAATTAAAAGTTCCAGGGTCAAACGCATACTTGCTAAACTGAGATGTTGCAGAGTATTCTCCATTAGAATACCTGTATCGATAAGCAAATGAAATAAATCTTTCCTCCAAAAAATTGTCTTGTTGTCCAGGTACATTTAAAAGCCGTATAGTAGGCGCTTCAACTGGAGGTCTTTTTATAACTAAAAGTTCTTCTGCTGTTATTTGGTCTATGTTGTTTACAGGTACATCATAGTTTTTGTTGATGTTTATAACCCTTGGAGGATTTAAGTTGTCTGTAAAAAACAACAAGTCATCTACCAAATTAATTCCCGTTATTAAACTATCAGAACTAAAATTAAGAGTGGTTTTAGTGTCACTGCCATCGTTAATACTTATAACATGATAAGTTAGATTGCTAGTGTGAATATTGTAAGAAACTATTAAATCCAACTTTTGAGGTAGCCCTAAAGTAAAAGCAGGGTCATGCACAAACCAATATATTCTTTGGTTAGCTCCATCTTCAAAAGCACCAATACACCTTGCAGATAAGCTAGTGTCTGCTCCAGAATAAGAAAGCTGTGTTAATACAGTATTTCCTTTGGAGTTTTCTACAGAACCTATCTCAGTATCCTCTGTAGAACCCAGTCTTACGTTTAGCGCATCTATGTATTCGCCATTAGGAAGAAGCCTTTCATCAAGGCTCTTATTCATTCTTCCTTTAATAAAATTTCTCTGAAGGTTTGCCATTCTATTTAATCCACTTATTCTCTCCTCGCATGTCCATTAATAATCTGCCAGGATGAATATTGCTTAATCTAATTTTTGCATTTCTCAATAAAGAAGACTTATCTTTTCTTGCTCTATTAATAACATATTCTTGTACGTTAAATTTACTGTTTAATATAGCATACTTTATGTAAGCATATAAATATTCTTCAAACAGCTTGTTTACTGAAACTTTAGAATCATCTCCGTTTTCCATCCCGTCTGAAATATACTCTAAAACGCAATTTTCATTAAGCATTGTGGAATCAAAATTTATAACACCAGCCTGCTTATCTATCCTAAAGGTTGGGTTTATATTTGCTGTTTCGGTATTTAAACCATAACGCGCCCCGATAGTATAATCAGCATACCAGTTTGCTTCAGTATCTGGGGGGACTTGTTCGTCACTATTCTCTTTGTTTAAATATATACTTTTTTGTTGGCCATTTAACCTTTCAGTGTCTAAGGTAGAGGTGTCTGTTACAACAGTGCCATCGGAGTTAAAAGTGAGAGTCCCGCCAGTTCCTTGCAAATAAGATTGAGCAGAGTTAACTTGAATGTTTTCGTTGAGTGGTCTAAGCCACCCGTCTTTATACAATGATAGTCTAATCCAGTTTACATAATCACTGGGAAGGGTAAATATTAAATTATCATAAACAGTAAGTTCTAAAGCTTTTACTTCTTTAAAAGCATCATAGTTTAATTCTTGGATGCCTCTTTTTGCGTGAAACAATATCTTATACCTTTCTTCGTTATTTATCAAAGAGTGGTTTCCTTGATACATAAGCTCAAAATTGTTTACAATATCCTCCAAAGAAACATATTGATATGACCCCCAATTAGTGTTTGTGGGAGCTACACCTGCATTATCATAGTATTGGTATTGAGATAAATATGCCATCTTATTGTTCTTGTGTTTCTTGTTGTTCTAATCCTTGGCCAAACTGAACTGTACTTATTTCTCTTATAGATAAACCAGCGTATTGTAATATTCTGGCCACTAAATTATTTACATCATCTTCAGGCAATTCAAAATCTTGAAAATCAGATTGTGACTGGTCAAATAATGGCTCTCCTCCCGACAGACTTATGTAAGTCCATTTAGGGTCTTTAGGGTATCTTATGTATTGGGATACCACCCTGCCTACTTTGTTTATTTCATTGGGATACAACGTTAATGAGCTGCCCTCTAAAGTATATGCTGGAAAAGTTACGTTAGGTGTTGTTAACATAGACTTATTTAGCATAGTTATCTTACTATGAGTGACGGGCTCTGCTTCGTTTTTTAAGTCTGATGGTCTGTATATTGCATATGTAAGAGGAGATGTATTTAAGAGCGCTGGAGAAACCTCTAATTGAGTATTGCTTGTTATGTTGGTTACTGTCAAGTTAGATACATTAGCTGCGTTAATTATTACTGAGACAATATCTCCTACCGCAACGCCATCTGTTTGAAAAGTACCAGATGAATCTATTAACGCATTTGCTCCGCTTATTCCAGTGGTAGTGCCTGATGAAATAACTTTACTGTATATTAATATTTTATTTAAAAGATAATAATCTGAGCCAGTAGTGGCAGAAGTGGGTACAGTATATATATTAGTGCTTGCGTTAGCTAAAGTTCCTGTTACAGAAAACGTATCTATAACCTCTTCATACCCTTTTTTAATATCAGCATATCCAGTTCCTGAAACCCTGGCATTTTCTTTATTAATTTGACTATTATATGAAATAAAATATTCGTCAAAAATATCTAATTGTGCTTGTTTAGCAAAAAGATTAAAATCAGCTGGAGATATATACCCGTAATTATTCTTATTCAGTATCGCTAAAACTGTATTTCTAACAGCATTTATCATCACTTACTTTTTGTACAAAGATAAGCAAAAAAAAAGAGGTCATTAAATTTGACCTCTCTTCAAAACCTACTAAAAGATAGTTTAGATAGTAGCTACAGCTACGCTTGTAAACACTAATCCTCCATCTTTGGATACTGGGGTAGTAACCTCAGTCCATTTAGATTGATTTGCAGTTACTATAGCAGCGTTAACATTTTCTCCAAAACCTGAAGTTAAGCTTGTTCCAGTAACAGTAAATTTGTGGCTTCCGCCTTTTAGAAAAATTGTTCCAGCAGTTGAACTTGTAGTTTCTGCATAAAGAATGTCATCAACAGCAAGATGGACATTTCCGTCATTAGCCGTATCGAATGTAATATATTTTGCCATGTTAAAAAAATTATGGGTTAAACAAAGTACAAAGGTAATAATTATTTAGTAGTCATTTTCTAGCACTGCCTCTAGCATTTTTAAATGCTCCAGTCCATCATCGCTCTGGAGATATGACGAAACAATATAAAGAGGGTCTTCACCGTAAGGAACGGTTAGCATCTTTTTCTTGTTGTTTGTGGTATTAAACCACACCTCTTTTCTTTTGTTTCTAAAACTTAATAATGACTTATCAAAAAACAGTTTTACTTTTGATTGAAGTTTTAGCATAGGGTCGTTCACCATCTTCATAAAACCAGAAGGGTCTCTTTTAACGTATATTAAAATATCTCTACGAAGCTCTGCTGTAGTAACTCTTGAAGTGTCAATACCCAACAAAACTCTTCCAATATTTTCTACTTGAGATATAGTAAGCTTTCGCGCTTCAATAAGCGCATCAACTTCTATGTTAAATTGATTTACCTCTTCAGCTGCATCTTTTTCTTCGTTTACCTCAATAAATTTTTTCCCATTTAAAGGGTGGTAGTGCAAAAACTCTTGTAAAACTGGGTTGTTTTTAGGCACTCTTAAAAATCCGTCTTCAAAAATAACGGGCTCCATAACAACGTTTCCGTCTTGTTCATCTTCAAAAGGTGACTTTTGATTACGAGCGTACCTAAGAGTTCTGTTTGTTCCTTGGGACTCATCAAAATATAAAAGGGGAAATCTTCTAGAGTGTCTAGTTGGCAGCATAAAAGATAAAGGTGCTGCGTTTCTGGTAAGCTTGTAGACTTTGTCTACGAATGTTTTATTTTTCATTATGTAAAATTAAATTAGATTTAAAAAAAAGGGAGGCTGTTACACCTCCCTAATGTAATACTACTCTTGGAATAAGAAGAAGTTGTTTGCACCTAAAGTACATACAGCTCTCTCAGACAAGAAGTTGACCTCCATAGCATCTAAGCTTGAAGTAGCAGCTCCGCCAGCAGAACCTGTAATCCAGGTTTTGTAACGTCTGTCTTCAGTTTCAGAAGCTCTGTAACGAACATGAAGGAATGGTCTCTTAGCGTTTTTACCAAGGATTTGGTCATAAACAGTAGTTGAACCAGCAGGCACTAATAGTCCGTTTACACGGCCTGAGTTAGCTCCAGTTGGTAGACCACCTCTCATTGTTGGGTCGTTTAGATATTTCCAGTCAGACTTGTAAAAGTCATAACCTCTTCTAAATCCTGTAAATCCAAGGTTTAGAGCCATATCTTTATCGTTGTCAAATAGTCCATATGAAGTACCACCAGCTCCGTAAGAGTTTTGGGCGGCCAACATATCATCTATGTCAAAGCTAAAGTCTCTGTCAACAAAAATTACATTTTCCTCGATAGAACCTTGCTTGTCTAGTCTTGAAATGATAGCATCAAAATCAGCTAATGTGGTTGGATTTCCTCCACCCCATACATTTCCTCTATTTTCTACTACATAGAAAATACCTTCAGAACCTTTGTTTCCTACATCTCCTGTAGCAGCAATTGCTCCTGAGCCAGTTTCAGCAGGAACTGCTTCAATCATTGCAGTTTCTAGATAGTCGTCAAAACGCAATCTAGTTTCATGCTCAGACTTTAAATACCATAGGTATCCAGTAGCTCCATTTTCTGTAGTAACTTCTACCCATCCAATCTGGGCCATATCCGAACCGCTAACAGCATATTTATCTTTAATGATAATAGGAGAGTTAGAGAAGATAGTGTCATCAGCCTCTAAAGAGCCTGACATTCCCACTGTTCCTTTCTTAAACTCAGAACCATAAAT